GGTATGCAAGTTAGTCGGTCGATTTGACACAACCCATGCGGATACGACATGAAAAAAACTCAGACAAAGAAGCAAGCACCACGGGCCGCGGGTCGGCAGCGCACGGCCGACGCCGCGCGCATGCAGGAATGGCGCGACAACGAGCTGGCAGCGAAGACCGAGGCCCGCAGCCAGGCGCGGGACATCGCGCCGCTGCCGGAGGTGGTCGACCCTGATCGGCGGGATGCGGCGACCGAGAGTCTCCGGACCTTCTGCGAGACCTACTTCCCGGAGCAGTTCACCCTGGGCTGGTCGGACGATCACCTGCGGGTGCTGACGCAGATCGAGCGCGCCGTGAAGGACGGTGGCTTGTTCGCGATGGCCATGCCCCGCGGCTCGGGCAAGACCACGATCAGCGAGTGCGCGGCGATCTGGTCGCTGCTCTGCGGCTACCGCTCGTTCATCGTCCTGATCGGCGCGTCGGAGAAGCACGCGACCGAGATCATGGAGTCCCTGAAGACCGAGCTCGAGACGAACGATCTGCTCGCCGAGGACTTCCCCGAGGCCATCCACGCGATCCGCAAGCTCGACGGCATCGCGCACCGGGCCGGCGGCCAGCTGTACCAGGGCGAGCGCACCCATATCGGCTGGACCGCCGACGAGCTGATCCTGCCGGACCTCGCCCCCGAGGACTGGCAGGAGGACAAGGCCCTGCGCCGCTACGTCGACAAGCGCGGCCGCGCGAAGTGCTCTGGCGCCATCGTGCGCGTGGCCGGCATCACCGGCCGCATCCGCGGCATGAAGTTCAAGCGCCCCGACGGCCGGGCCTCGCGCCCGGACTTCGTCATCGTCGATGACCCGCAGACCGACGATTCAGCCAAGAGCCCCTCGCAGTGCCAGTACCGCGAAGCGGTTCTATCCGGCGCCATCCTCGGCCTGGCCGGTCCCGGGAAGAAGATCGCCGGCGTCATGCCCTGCACCGTGATCCGCGCTGGCGACATGGCCGACCGCATGCTGGACCGCCAACTGCACCCCGAGTGGAACGGCGAACGCACCAAGATGGTCTACGACTGGCCGAAGGCCGAGGGCCTGTGGGACCAGTACGGCGATCTGCGCGCCAACGGCCTGCGCGCCGGCGACCAGGGCAAGGCCGCCACCGCGTTCTACGCCAAGAACCGCGCCGAGATGGACGCCGGTGCGCGCGTCGCCTGGCCCGCCCGCTTCAACCCGGACGAGCTCTCCGCCGTCCAGCACGTCATGAACCTGCGCCTCGAGCGCGGCGACAGCGCCTTCTTCGCCGAGTACCAGAACGACCCCATCCCCGACGAATCCGGCCCGAAGGCCGGCGACCTCACGCCCGACCTGATCGCCGCCCGCGCCAACGGCCTGCAGCGCTGGTGCATCCCCACCGCAGCGCACCACCTGACCGCCTTCATCGACGTGCAGGGCAAGGCGCTCTACTACACCGTCTGCGCCTGGGAGGACGACTTCACCGGCGCCGTGGTCGACTACGGCGCCTGGCCCGACCAGCGCGTCCCGTACTACACCCTGCGCGACCTCCGCCGCACCATGGCCCAGGCCTTCCCGAACGCCGGACTCGAAGGCCAGATCATGGCCGCGCTCAAGGCCCTGGTCGGCGAGCTGACCGCGCGCATCTGGCAGCGCGACGACGGAACCCGCGCCAGCCTCGACCGCATCCTGGTCGACGCGAACTGGGGCACCTCGACCGAGGTCGTCTACGAGTTCTGCCGCCGCGACGAGCACGCCGCGATCCTCCTGCCATCGCACGGCCGCTTCCTCGGCGCCAGCGGCAAGCCGCTCAGCGAGTGGCAGCGCCGCCGCGGCGACCGCGTCGGCCATCACTGGAAGATCCCCGTCGCCCAGGGCCGCCAGGTCCGCCACATGCTCATCGACACGAACTACTGGAAGACGTTCCTGGTCGAGCGCTTCGCGACCGCCATCGGGGACCCCGGCGCCCTGACCATCTTCGGCAGCGGCAAGGACACCGCCGCGCACCGGCTCTTCGCCGAGATGTGCTGCGCCGAATACCGCGTCCCGGTCACCGGCCGCGGCCGCACGGTCGACGAGTGGAAGCTGCGCCCCGAGGGCTTCGACAACCACTGGTGGGACGGCCTGGTCGGCTGCGCCGCCGCCGCGTCGATGCTCGGCGTCAGCACGGGCACCGGCGACCAGCAGGCACCGCGACGCGCGCGCATCAAGCTGAGCGACCGCGCGGCCTCGCCCACGCTGCTGGACATCGCGCGCACCGCGCCGCTGCCGCCGGGCGAGCGCGCCGCCAACCCAGCGCCAGCCACCGCCCCGCCGGCCCAGGCCTCGCGCCCGGCCCCGGGCCCGGGCCGGATCAAGCTCAGCGAGCTGCGGAAGAACAGATGAGACGCCACGTGGAAATGCCGGATATGCTCGGCGTGCTCGGTTGCGCGAGAATGGTTCGGAAGGGCATGCATGTTATACCGTTGAACGGACCGACTCTGACGCACGATGACTGCAGCTTGTGTCGTCTCGTTCAGCGCTCAAAGATCCATAAGGCGCTTGAGCGGGAAGCCGCTGATCGTCAAGTGGCAGGGGACTAGCATGCAATACCGCCTCCACTCTCCGACCATCAACGGGCGGGCCTTTCCCAAGATCCGCTATCCGATCATTGCGCCGGCCACGTCGCCCACGCTGCTGGCCATCGCACGTACCACCTCAACTAGCCCCGCCATTGCGGGGAAGGGTCTCGGAACTTCAGGCACCCGAGCGTAAGTGGCAGCCGCAGCCGCACCGAACGAAGCACCCCGGCATCACCCGCCGGGGCGCTTCGTTTCCTCAGTGACCGCTAATCAGGTGTCTATAATCCTTGTTTCGTTACCGCAAGAACGGCAGCGAACGGTTACGTCGCCCCACGTGCCTGATTCAGAAGACCCAAGCGTGTTGTCCAATTGGATGTCCTTGCCCTGACATTCTCGGCATATTATTTGAAACCCTTTTATGGGTTGGTCAGGGGGATCTGCTGCGGTCACGTCGGCGGGCATGCTTGGACTCCTTTCGTTCGACTCCGATGGTAGGCCTCGCTATCGCGTCCATCCCAATCGCGGCTGACAACAGGCTTCCAGTCCGCCGGCAGCCGGCAGGCCTTCAGCCACCGGGCGACCAGCTTCGCGCCGGTCCGCTCGCGCCCGGCCTCGCAGTTGCTGACGTGCGCCTGGCCGACCTTCAGCTTGCCAGCCAGATCAGCCTGCGTCAGCCCGGCCTGTGCCCGCGCCGCGCGCAGCAGAGCCGCGGTGGTCGCCATCTCGGCATCGGGTTCGCCGATCAGTTCCTGGTAGTCGGCCTTGGGGATGGCGACGTACTCGGCGCCGCCGATGGTCATGGGGATGGCGCCGGATCGCATCCCCGTACATTGGTCGTTCATTGGCCAATGGCAACCGCTAGGCGTACCAGGGATCGCGCAGCCACGCCCGCAGGGCCTCGACGTGCGGCTGATCCCAGGCCTCCAGCGCCGCCTGGAAGTCGAAGCGCAGCCCCTTGGGCGCGTCGTACTTGTTCCACACGTAGCAGATGAACGCCGCCGCCTGCCGGTCGTAGGCGTTGGGCAGGTGCTTGGCCTGAGCCACGAAGTCATGGCAGGTGTCGCCGCGCCACCGGCAGCCGGCCTGACGCAGCGAGGGGAAGGAATCGATCAGCGCCTGCATGCGCTGGGGGAGGGGATCGGGCATGGTATGCTCCTGTCGGCGGTGACTCGACCGGCGGATGGCGCCGGTCTGACCACCGTCGATCAGGCACCAACGCCAGGTGTAGCGGTTGCCGCACTGGTCGCAGACCAGCGACAGCGGTAGTCCCTGGCTGCTCCAGTTGGTGGTGAACTCGCCACCGCCACAGCCGTCGCACTGCTCGTAGTTCTGCACCCGGCCGTCCTTCGGGCCGTCGCAGTCCATGACGATGCGCTCGCCGTTGATGGTGGTGTGGAAGGAGAGGGGGAAGGCGTCGGGCATGACTGGTTCCTTGTGGGGTATGATTGCACAATGGCCAATGATTGGCCAATGTCAACGGGCGGCGATGTAGTTGGCGTGGTTGATGGCCTGGCGCACGCTGTCGAAGTAGGCGCCGGGGAAGTAGTCGGTCATGGCGTCGGCCTGTTCCGTCGAGCGCTTGACGTGCAGGCAGGTCAACTCCGTCAGCGAGCGGCCGTTGTGGATGGCGCTCACCACGGCGATGCCCTTGGTGCCGATGAGCCGGCTGGGGAACAAGCGGCCGGTCTTGTAATCGCGGGCCAGATCGGTCCGGACATCGAAGCCGGCGCGGATCAGGGAGGAGGCGGTGCGGGTGGCGTCCATGGTGTGTCCTTGCGTGATGGCTGCACTATGGCCAATCATTGGCCAATGTCAACAGGCAGCCGGACAGGCCCTAGGCCAACCTCCCGCCTCCGCGCAGTCTTAACCTACATAACCCATCCGGGGTGCATCTTTTCGATTCATAAACAAAAGTCAATGTCAACGAAAGTATAGGAAAGTACAGGATAGTACACGTTTGTTCCGGCATTTGCCCACTGGTGGGTAGATGCCCGATCCCGCCGACCTCTCGCCGCAGATCGAAGCCGCCGTCGTGGCCGGCGTCGCGTCGGTCACGGTCGACGGCCAGACGGTCACCGCGATGCCGGTGCAGGATCAGATCGCCGCTGACCGCTACCTGGCCAGCAAGGCCGCGGTCAAGAACCGCAACCGCGGCTTCCGCATGGCGAAGATCGTCCCGCCGGGGGCCGGCTGATGGTCCGCACCGTCGACGCCGTGCGCATCCTCGGGCCCAACGGCCGGCCGGTCGTGCCGACGATGGCGGCCAACGCCCGCGCCGTGCGTGCAATCGGCAGTGTCCGCGCCGCCTACGACGCCGCGCGCACCACCGACGACAACCGCAAGCACTGGGCGCTCGCCGATGGGCTCAGCGCCGACGCCGCCGCCAGCCCGTCCGTCCGTCGCACGCTGCGCAACCGCGCGCGCTACGAGGTCGCCAACAACTCCTACGCCCGCGGCCAGGTGCATACCCTGGCCAACGACTGCATCGGCACCGGCCCGCGCCTGCAGCTGATCAGCGAAGCGATGTCCGACGCGGACGCGACCTTCGTCGAGCGCGAGTTCCACGCCTGGATGCAGGCCATCCGCCTGCCCGAGAAGCTGCGCACCATGCGCGTCGCGCGCTGCGAGGACGGCGAGGCCTTCGCGGTCAAGATCACGAACCCCGCGCTGCGCACCCCGGTGAAGCTCGACCTCCGCCTGGTCGAAGCCGAGCAGTGCACCACGCCGACGATGACGCTGCCCAGCGCCAACGCGATCGACGGCATCCGCTACGACGAGTCCGGCAACCCGGTCTCGTACGACATCCTGCGCACCCACCCGGGCGACCTCGGCCTGGCGATGGCCAAGGTCGACACCATCGCGGCCGACAAGGTCATCCACTGGTATCGCGCCGACCGCCCCGGCCAGCGCCGCGGCGTGCCGGAGATCACCCCGGCCCTGCCGCTCTACGCCCAGCTGCGCCGCTTCACCCTGGCCGTGATCGCCGCCGCCGAGACCGCCGCCGACATCGCCGCCTACATGGAGACGGACGCCCCGCCCAGCGGCGAGGCCGACGAGGTCGAACCCCTCGACCAGATCCCGATCGAGCAGCGCACCATGCTGACGCTGCCGATGGGCTGGAAGATCAACCAGCTCAAGGCCGAGCAGCCGTCGACCGGCTACCGCGAGTTCAAGAACGAGATCCTCAACGAGGCGGCCCGCTGCATCCACATGCCGTTCAACGTGGCGGCCGCCAACTCGTCGGGCTACAACTACTCGTCCGGCCGCCTCGACCACCAGCTGTACTTCCGCTCGATCGAGATCGACCGCAGCCAGCTGGAGAACGTCGCCCTCGAAGGCCTGTTCAGCGACTGGCTGCGCGAAGCCATCCTGATCGAGGACTACCTGCCGCAGAGCCTGCGCACCGTCCGCGTCGACTGGTCGCACCAGTGGTTCTGGGACGGCGGCGACCTGCTCGACCCGGAGGCCGAGTCCAAGGCGCTCGCCAACCTGCTCGCCGTCAACGGAACCACTCTCGCCGACTGGTACGCCCGCCGCGGCCAGGACTGGCAGGCCAAGTTCCGCCAGCGCGCTCGCGAGATCAAGCTGGCCGCCGAACTTGGCATGACGCCAGATCTCAAACCACAAGAGAACGCGTCTGCGCAGCGGAAGCCGCATCGCAGCGCCCAGGAAATCGCCGCCCCATGAAGACCCTCCAGGAACGCCTCGACGCCATCCGCGCCGCCGCCGGCCGTGCCGTCGAGTTCAGCGGTGCCGGCCTGCAGGCCTCGTGGCAGGGTGGCGACGGCTCCGCCGAACTCACCGCCGCGGCCGATGACACCAAACTGCCCGGCTTCGTCCTGCGCGCCTACAACGGCGGCCTGCTGCAGATCGGCTGGGGCTATCCCGTCGTGGTCGACCTCGCCGGCATGCAGGTGTCGAAGAAGTCACGCCCGATCTTCAAGGACCACAGCCCGGCCAAGGTGGTCGGCCACAGCACCGACATCGTCAAGGACGATCGCAAGCTGACCGTCTCCGGCATCGTCAGCGGCACCGGCCCCGACGCCGTCGAGGTGGTCGCCAACGCCAAGAACGGATTCCCCTGGCAGGCCAGCATCGGCTGCAGCGTCATCCGCGCGCAGTTCATCGAGGATAAGCAGAGCGTCGAGGCGAACGGCAAGACCTGGAAGGGCCCGGTCTACCTCGTCTCCGCCTGCGTCCTCAACGAAGTCTCCTTCGTCGCCCTCGGCGGCGACGACACCACCTCCGCGCTGGTCGCCAGCGCATCCCCCGCAACCACCCCGAAGGACCAGACCATGCACCCCGATTTCATCAAGTGGCTTGAGGCCGCCGGCTTCGACCCGAAGACCATCACCCCCGCCCAGCAGACCTCGCTCGAGGCCGCCTGGAAGGCCGAGGTCAAGGCCAAGGCCGCGCCCGCCAGCGAGCCGCCCCCGGCCGATGACGCGCCCGAGAAGGCCCTGCGCGACCGCCTCCGCGCCGCCGCGGCCGAAGAGACGGAGCGCCTCGCCGCGATCAAGGCCGCCGCCGGCGGCAACGCCAAGCTGGAGGCCCAGGCGATCAAGGAAGGCTGGTCGATCGAGAAGACCGAGCTGCACGCGCTGCGCGCCTCGCGCCCCAGCGCCCCGGCCGGCATCGTCGTGCCCGGCGGCCCCACCTCGCCTGCCGTGATCGAGGCCGCCGCCTGCATGGCGCTGGGCCTGAAGGGCAAGGCCGTCACCGAGTCCTACGACGAGCGCACCCTGGAAGCCGCTTCGAAGCTGCGCGGCATCGGCCTGCAGGAGATCATCCTGATGGCCGCCGCCCAGGCCGGCTACACCACGCGCCCGGGCTGCATCCGCGCGGACCTCGGTGGCGTCCTGCGCGCCGCCTTCTCGTCCGCCGACATCGCCGGCATCCTGTCGAACACCGCCAACAAGTTCATCCTCGACAGCTTCATGGCGGTCGAGCAGACCTGGCGGCAGATCGCGGCCATCCGCCCCGCCCGCGACTTCAAGACGATGACCAGCTACCGCCTGACCGGCAACCTCCAGTACGAGAAGGTCGGCGCCAACGGCGAGATCAAGCACGGCGAACTGGGCAACGACCCGATGACCAACAAGGTCGACACCCACGCGAAGATGATGGCGATCAGCCGTCAGGACATCATCAACGATGACCTCGGCGCCCTGCAGAAGGTCCCGGCCATGCTCGGCCGCGGCGCCGGCCTCCAGCTGAACGAGGTCTTCTGGACCGAGTTCCTCGCCGACAACACCACCTTCTTCACCCTGGCCCGCGGCAACTACATGGAAGGCGCCGGCACGGTGCTGAGCATCGACCAGCTGACCGCCCTCGAGCTGCTGTTCCTCAACATGCTCGACAGCAACGGCAAGCCGCTGGGCATCACCCCGCGCTACCTGCTCACCCCGAACGCCCTGTCCGTCAAGGCGGCCGAGATCACCAAGAGCACCGAGGTCCGCGACACCACGGCCAGCACCAAGATCGGCGTCAGCAACCCGCACGCCGGCAAGTTCGAGCCGATCCGCAGCAGCTACCTGCACAACAGCAAGATGGGCGGCGGCTACAGCGACAAGGCCTGGTATCTGCTCGCCGACCCGCGCGACCTGGCCGCCATCGAGGTCGCCTTCCTCAACGGCGTCGAGACCCCGACCATCGAATCCAGCGACGTCGACTTCGACACGCTCGGTATCCAGATGCGCGGCTACCACGACTTCGGCGTGAAGAAGCAGGAATACCGCGCGATCTGCAAGTCGAAGGGCGCGGCCTGATCGACCCGGTCTAGCCCCGGCCGCCACCGGCCGGGGCGCCACCGCATCCGCTCCACCACCACCCACCATCCAGGAACACTCCCATGCTCGCAGTCAACGTCGCTCGCGGCGACTCCATCCCCTACACCCCGGCGGCCGACCTCTCGGCCGGCGTCCCCGTCTTCCTCGGCGACGTGGTCGGCATCCCGACCTCGCAGATCCTCGCCGGCATCCTCGGCGCGCTGGCCATCACCGGCATCTTCGCCTTCGCCAAGGACGACACCTCCGGCCCGGTGATCGCCGCCGGCGACCCCGTCTTCTGGGACGCCGCCAACAGCCAGGCGACCAACGTCGCCGGCGCCGGCTTCAAGCGCCTGGGAACCGCCACCGAGGCGGCTGGCGCCTCGACCAGCACCGTCAACGTCCGCATCAACGACGGCGTGCAGGTGCCGGCCGCGCTGCAGAACAAGGTCTGGGAAGCGGTCGCGGCCAACAAGACCCTCGACGCCGAAGACGTCGGCAAGGTCATGCTGGTCACCGTTGACGGCGTGGTCATCACCCTGCCGTCCACCGCGGCGAAGATGGCCTTCGTCATCGCCAACGGCGGCGCAGACGGCGCGGTCGGTCTGTCGGTCAGCCCGGCCGCGGCTGACAAGATCATGGGTGCCGACCTCGCCGGCGTCGACAACAAGGACCGCGTCAACACCAAGGCCACCGCCAAGCGCCTCGACTTCATCAGCATCTTCGGCGACGCCGTCGACGGCTACGTGGTCGATGCCGAGCGCGGCACCTGGGCCGCCGAAGCCTGATCGGCAACCCCGTGGCAGACCTCCTGCAGACCGGCGCCGCTTGGCTGCACGCCAAGCTGTCGGCCAGCGCCGCGCACCCGGTCACCTACCGGCGCGGCGCGCAGGCGGTCACCGCCACGGCCACCGTCGGGCGCACCCCGTTCCGCATCGTCGAGGACGGGGTGTCCCTTCGGGTCGACACCCGGGACTTCCTGATCGACGCCGCCGCCATCGCCGTCTTCGGCCTGCCGGATCGCGCTGATCGCATCGACGAGACGATCAACGGCGTGACCGTCACCTACGAGGTCTACGCCCCCGCCGGCGAGCCCGAGTGGCGCTGGTCGGGCCCCGACCGCACCCGCTTCCGCATCCATACCCAGCGGATCTCCGAACAGGCATGAGCACCATCATCGCGATCAGCGACGCCATCGTGGCTCAGATCGTCACCGGCAACAACGCCGGGTGGTTCCCCATGCCCATCGCCACCGTCGAGCGGCGCTGGGCGCCGGATCTGGAAATCTCCGACGTCGCCAACCTGCGCGTCTCCGTCATCCCCCGGACCGAGGTCCGCAGCAAGTTCACCCGCATCAGCGACGACTTCACCGCCACGGTCGACATCGGCTTGATGCGTCACCTGCCCGTCACGGTCGACAGCAAGGCCGACACCGCCGCCATCGACGCCTACGCCCTGATGGCCCAGAGCATCGGCGGCATCCTCGCCCGCGACCAGCTGCCCGGCCTCACCGATGTCCGGCTGGTCGGCATCACCCATGAACCGCTGATCGATCAGCAGCGCCTGGTGCAGAACCGCGCCATCTTCTCCATCATCAGCACGTCCTGGCGCTACCTTGCCAACGCGCGCGTGCCACTGCCGGCGGTCCCATGAGCGCAGAGATCGGCGCTTCCGGCGTTCTGCTCTACGGCACCAGCATCGCCAGCATGGCGGTCCTGAACCACGTCCGCGACGTCGATGTGGCGCTGACCTGCGAGACCAAGGACATCACCCCCAACGACGCCAATGGCTGGCGCAGCAGCGTCCCCGGCGACCGCGAACTGCAGTTCAACTGGTTGATGCTCTGGGACAACGCCGACGCCGGCCAGCAGGTCATCCGCGACGCCTACCTGAACGACACCCCCATCTTTCTGTGGATGGCCGGCGGCATCATGGCGGAGTGCCTGATCACCGGGTGCATCCGGGATGAGCGGATCACCAGCGCCATCGTTCTGCGTGTCACTGCCAAGCCGACGCTCGCCACCGAGATCCCGCCCACCTGGCTGTATGACCTGATCGACGGCGACGTTGGCGGTCTGGTCGTGGACGATGTCACCGGTGAACCCGTGCAGGTGGCAGCATGACCACGATCGCATCCGCTACCCCCGGAGCCAGCCGCGTCCCCAAGGCCGAGGTCACCGGCAAGCTGGCCGCCGGCTGGCTGACCGCCGCCGCCGTCCTCGCCGACCTCGGCCTGGGCGCCGGCGTCGCCGGCGACCTGCTCTACGGCAGCGGCGCGAACACCCTGGCCCGCCTGCCCATCGCCACCGCTGGCCGCGTCCTGGTCGCCGGCGCCAGCGCGCCGGCCTGGAGCGACAGCGGCCTGAGCTACGCCAGCGGCGTCCTCACCGTCGCCGGCAGCGTGCCGGGCACGCCGAGTTCCGGGCAGGTGATGATCGGCGGCGGTGCGGTCAAGGCGGGCACTGCGGTGTACGGTGCCGACGGTAGCGCCGCTGCGCCTGGGCTCAGGACGACCACATACGCCCACGGGCTGTACAGCGCAACATCGACCATACTCGGATTTGCGGTTGGCGGGGTCGCCGCGCTGCAGGTGACCTCACCAGGCGGCGGCATAGGCGCTGGCCTCCGGTCCCTGACCGCAGCCGATGGCGACTATTGTTATTTCCTTTCGGATCGAGCGAACGCCGAACTCCGCATCAGCGCTGGCAACACAACCACCAATGGCGCAAACCTGCAGCTGTTTGGCAGCGGCCACGCAACTGCCAGCACGGGACGCCTACGCGTCTCGGGCGCATCGGTCCTGGTATGGACTGCTACCAGCATCACCGCAGTGCAGAATCTCACCGTTCCCAACGGCACTGAGTCAGCACCTGGCCTGCGCGTGGCCGGTGAGGCCAGCGGCCTGTATCGAGTCAGCAGCACTGGCATCGGTATTGCCGCAGCCGCTCTCCCCGTCGCCCGGTTCTACTGCGGCAACGGTTCGACCTTCGGCCCCTACATCCAGATGGAGAGCGCGTCGGCAGCTGAGTGGGCCGGCATCCTGTCCACGCGCACCGACAGCGAGCTGCGCCTCATCGCAGGTAGCTCATCGACCGCCTCGGCGCAGCTGCGCCTCTATGGCAGCACGCACGCGACCAAAGCGGATCGGGTGGAGTTTACCCGCGGAGCAACCGTCTCCGCCTATTTCGACGGCAGCGGCAACCTGACGTGCAACGGCGCGGTAACCGTCGCGGGCGCGATCACCCATAGCGGCGTCAACACTGCCAGCGGTAGCACAGCCGGGCGCCTTGCCTACTTCGGCGGCACCTCTGGCGACGGGGCGGCCTTCGAGCTGCGCGGCAGCACCTATTCCGGTTCGCCAGACACAGGCTTCCTGCGCGTCGGGTCCACCTACGTCGCCAACTGGTCGACGGCCGGGATTACGCTGTCCACCGGAGCCCTCACCGTCCCCAACGGCACCGCCGCCGCGCCGGGTCTCCGGACCACGACGTACGCGCATGGACTGCACAGCATCGGCGCAACGTCGGTTGGCATCGACGTGGCTGGCGCGTTGGTTCTGACAGTTGGTGCAACGGCATCGTCATTTGCCAGCGGAACAACCGTCCAATTTTCGAATACCACAACCGCGGGGAACGGCACCGGGTCGGTTATCTGTAATGGCGGCGGCTATTTCGCCAAAGCAGTATTTGCAGCAAACGACGCATCTGGCGTGCATTATTACGGCAATTCAGGCCTCACGATGCGCGATCTGGGCACCGGGACATCAACGTATCTCGATCTGGCATTCGGCAGCGCATCGCATGGCGCTTACAACATCAGGTCATCGAACGCCGCCACCGTACGGTTCAACATCGACACGTCGGGTCACGTCACGCTTGGCGGAACCGCCGGCAACTATCTCAATATCAACAACGCAACTGGCGAACTACGCATCAACGGCACCAAGGTGTCCGGCCCGCGCGACACTGGCTGGACCGCGATGACCGGCACGACCGACAAGGCGACGGCCTACGACACCGCCACCGTTACCCTACCGCAACTCGCCGGCCGCGTGATGGCCCTACAGGCAGCGCTGACCGCTCACGGAAAGATTGGAACCTGACCCATGCCACACGTCCACAACCAAACCTTCTACCGCGTTGTGACGCCCGACTCCGTCGCGGTCGAGGTCTTCGAACGCGACGACCTCGGCCGCCAGATTGGCGGCTTCGAACTCATCGCTGTGCCGATCACCGCGCAGGAGCGCGCCACGCTGGAGGCCATCGCCGCGCGTGGTGTCGCCGCGCAGGACGCCGTGATCACCGAGGCCAAGGCCGAGGCGAAGGCCGGCCGCGAGCCCAAGCGCCTGGTCGCCAACCTCGTCCACGACGAGGAGCAGCGGAAGCGCAAGGCCGAGAAGAAGGAGACCCAGCAGTGAAGTGCACCGCCCGCGACATCATCGACCTGTCCAACGCCCTGACCAAGCATGGCGGTATCAACCTGTTGCCGAAGGTGGTCCTGCGCTTCTCGCGCCTGCAGCGCGCCGTGCGCGCCGAGGCCGAGACCATCAGCGAGGCGCAGCAGAAGATCACCGACGAGCACCTGCTGCGCGGCGATGACGGCCTGCCGGTGAAGGTCACCCTGCCGGACGGCCGCGAAGACTTCCGCCTGAAGGATCCGAAGGCCTACGCCGCCGCGATCAAGGACCTGCTCTCCGCTCCGGTCGAGATCGCCGGCGAGCCCTTCGAGACCGAGGACCTGATCCGCGGCGAGATCCACAGCGACGTGGTCGCCGCCCTGCACTGGGTCTTCGCCCCCGAGAAGCCCGCTACCCCCGCGCCATGATCGACCCCGTCGCCATCGCTGCCGCGCACCGTGCCGCCATCGCCGCCCTGGAAGCCCAGGGCGACGCGGTGCACGCTGAAGTGCTGCGCGTGCAGGGCACCGAGCTGCTCCGCCTCGCGCGGCTCGGCCAGCATCAGACCCAGGCCAAGAGCGCCGATCCGGCGAAGGCCGAGACCGAAGCCATCGTCCGACCCACCTGAACACCCATGCCGCCACAGCCACGCGACAGCCACAACCAGCCGGACCCATATCTCTTCCTCCTGGAGCGCATCGATTCGCGCCAGGAAGAGATGGGCGCGGACATCAAGTCTGTGCAGGCCGAACTCGGCCGCGGTGCGGTGCGCTTCGAGAACCACGAAGGCCGGCTGCGCGCGTTGGAGACGCAGCCGAAGACCGACCGCACCGAGCGGAAGGCCAAGCCCGACGGCGAGCGCGTCAGCATCGGCGGCTTGGTCCGCGTGCTTGGCGCCGTGTTCGCCGGCATCGGCCTGCTGATCGGCGCCTACTTCGCTGGCCAGGGCAAGACCAAGGCCGAGGACCCGCCAGCCCCCGTCACCCGTGGGAGCGGCCAGTGATCGTCCGCCGCTTCGCCTGGATCGACCAGCACGCCGGGACCATCGCCATCATCGTGGCGGCGGCCATCCTGGTGTTGTTCCTGGTCGCCTGCGGCGACGCCCCACCGCGCGAGGGCAGCGCCCAGGCCGGCGCCGCCGCGGCCCAGGCCCGCGCCTCGGCCGCCGCGACCCGTGCCGATGCGGCCGGTGTCGAATCGGCCCGGCTCGCCGGCGAGGCCGCGGCCGCCGAGGCCAAGGCCAAGGCCACCGGCGTGCAGGCCGACATCGACGCCGCGGTGGCCG